CGTTCACCCATAGGTGAGGGAGGTACATATGCAGCTACCTAAATTTTTGACACGTAAAAAGAATAAGGGTGACAAACCCGAATCGAATAGGAACCCCGAGCAAGAAATCATTCAGCGTAATGCGGTTCAGAAAGGTCGCAAGGCTGTTGATTTTGTGTCGCGGTCGGCTTCACCCACCATAGTGGCGAGACAGTTCCTTGAATATCATGGCTACGACCTGGACTCACTGATCAGTATGTCCAGCTCAGACCTGATGAAGTTGTTGTTCGTTTTGGACCCCACTGCATCCCATGCTCTTTCAAATTTTCTCAAGGTGTTTGACACTGGCTACTATGCTGTAGCGAAGGATTTCAATGGTCAGTCTAATAAGGAGGCTCAAGGGTTTCTAGACGGACTTATGAACCGTTATGATCGCCCCACTGGTGAGGGGTTCTCTGGGGATACCTCCATTAGTTCGCTCTACTCCAGGGCAGTGACGTATGCCTTGTTTCATGGAGCGGTGGCAATCGAGGTTGAGTTCGATCAATTCTTCCGGAACCAAAATATTCACCTGGTGGATCCACTGAAGGTTGAATTTGAGAGAGACGAAAAAAATAATCTAACCCCCTTCTATCTCTCCGGAAGGGACAGGATCTCCTTGAATGCCAAGAACTTTCTCTACTTCCCGGTGGATCCACTTCCCGGTGATGTATATGGTACGTCCCAGTTTATTAGTGCCATTCAGCCCATCATGAACAAGGTTCGCCTTCTACAGGACTTCGCCAGGGCACTTCGCAATCTTGGTTTCGATCGCATTGATATCACGATTGATGAGGAAGCCCTAATCGATGCCTGCAAGAAGCGTGGCATTAAAGATGCTGATGCAATTGAGAAGGTAATCCAGCAGGTTATAGGTAATACACAGAGTTCGTTCTCCGATCTCAAAGTGGATGATAATCCGGCACACCTTAGCTCGATCAAACTAGCTCCCCTAGACGGTAAAAATAGCGGTCGATCACTCGATATCAAGGCGATTGTAGATGTCATGATGTCCGATATCGCCTCAGGTCTTAAGACCTTTGCGACTGTTTTGGGGAAAGCGTTCAATCGCAGTTCCGAGGGTTATCAATCTATCGAAGCGCTCCTCTTTATCAAGATGGTCGAGGGATTTCAGAGCTACATCGAACGCATAATGGAGCGGGTCCTAACCCTTATCGTGCAAGTCGAGGGTGGGCACCAGGTAAACGTAGACTTCGAATTTCTAGAAGCCTCCCTGCGACCCCTGTATGAATCAGCACAATATTTTCAGGCTTTCCAAACCATGATCTATGAGGCCGAGAACCGGGGCTATATCAGTGAAGCCGAAGGTGGGAGACTGATCAGGCGCATGCTGAAACTAAAGGGTGATCCTCCTCCGGATGCGGAGCGGAAAGAGCCGGTTATCCCTATCGCTACTGCTGATGGTGATGGCCCACCACCAAACACGCCGGAAAGGGATAGGAGTCAAGAGGATGGCAAGGAACAACGACGAGCACGAACTCGATCCGAGCGAAGAACCTCGCCCCCAGAATAAGTGTGAGGTGTGTTATGGGAGCGGTCTGTTAGCTGCAGACGATGGTTCCTTGATTATATGCACAACGTGTTTGGGGTGGGGTGTGGTTGTCGATAGCCCCATCATTCAATATTGTTCATTCGGCTTTTTGTCTAGCGAGTGGGAGGAGTTATGGGAGTCAATGAAAAATGGGATGAGCCGACCGGAGGAGCCTTCCGAGTGGACTCCGGATTTTTCTTAGATGAAGTTAATGGCCAAGAGGTTGAGACGGAACTTGATCTAAAAGATCTGTATATCCCCATCTTTAACAGGCTGCAATATGCGTAAGGGAGGGACACGATGCCCCGAAAAGTAACAGAAGATGAGCTGAAGTTGATCAATCAGTTCTACACTCAGAAGGAACTGACTGTCGACGATCTCATGGTTATGGATGTGGTAGGTGCTATAGCTGGTGTGCAAACAGCCTATTTCTCCTATCTAACTCCAAGGTCGATTCAGAATTTTGTGATGGATGTCAATGGCAAACTGCGTAGCAAAGATGCTCCGTCTGTAGGGTATTATCTCAATCATGACACAACGAGCCGTCTCCCGCTTGGTGTTCTTTTTGATGCCAATGAATCTGGTGAAGAGCAGGATCTGGAATTTCGTCACAAAGTCTTTCTGCCGCTCAATTACAGCACGGGTGATGTCACGGTGGAAGACTATATCAAAAGTGTCGAGATGGGGATGTCTGAGCAAGTAAGTGTCGGATTTATCTCCAACAAGTTGACCTGTAGAATTTGCGGTGACGATATCAGGTCTTTCAAATGTCCCCATATGCCTGGCGGTCGATATAACGTGGGAACTGAGGAGGAGCCTAAGTTTGTGGTCTGCAGCTACGATGTCGACGAGGCCAGGCTCATGGAGGTGTCGGCTGCTTGGAGAGGGGCTCTGCCTGGTGCCAGGATATTGTCAATAGATAATCAAGATGGTCGACAGGTTCAGAAGCCGGTGGATGTGAAGAGTTTTGCCGAGGGGACGACTCTTAGATTCAATTGTTCGGGAGAGGGACTATTGAGTTGGTTGGTGACATGGATTTGGAGATTGAAAATCAAGGAGGAATTTTAATGGATGTAAAGAAACCTATTGAGGAAGAGGTTGTAGGTGGTGCTGGCGATCTTTCCCTGGAGGAAGCGCTTGAGTTGGTGACGGCTCTAACCGCTGAGAAAGATCTTTTGACTGTCCAGGTCCTAGACTTAAAGACTGATGTCAAGAGTCTTAACGATGAGTTGGACGATGTTGATGCTCAGCGTGTTGGGCTCGAAGATTTGCTGGCGATTGCTAATGAGAGCCTGGCCACATTCAAGCCTATCGCTGAAGCTTATATGACGGAGGTTTATAGCGAAATTCACAAACTCGCCGTGGGTGTGGATGCCGAACTCTATAAAAAGGAAGAGCTAGACGCTGTCCTGGAGAAGATGAGCTTAGAAGAGCAGAAGAGTTATCGGGATTCACTTCGGGCTAAGCTCTCAAAGTTGTTCGTTGGACGTCTGCCCATAGATGAGGGAAGTACATCATCTTGCAATATTGCCGACTTTATTGATCCGTCCGTCTATCGGGCAGGGAGGTAAGAAATGGGCTGGGGAGCAGAGAGGACAGTATCTCACAATGGGATACTTTTTAACGGGCTGGTGCCGTTCATTCAGACCACTTTAATCCAAAATACAGACGAAGGTAAGCCGGTCAAAGTTTCTGCCAATAAAACGGTGATCCTTTGTGCTGATGGTGACGCATTTCATGGGTTCGTTAGGGTGATTGAAGATGGTGGATGCTCGGTGCAAATCAATCGATTCGTCACGGTCTCGTATTCGGGTTTTGACTTCACTTTTGGGATGCTGCCAATTCTGGCTGCTGCCAGTGGTAAGGTTAAGTGGGATGGGACTGCGGCTCAGGGAACGATCACTCAGACAGTTGGGCTTCCCACTGCGGAAGATACGATTGTTGTTGGTGGACAAACATATACTTTCAAGGCGCTTCGGGCTGCTGTTGGTCAAATCACAATTGGTGCTTCAATTGATGCATGTGTGACCAATATCGCTGCTGCAATCAATCTTGACAGCACGGTTGTCACCGCTGTTGCAAGTACGGCTCTTGATACCGTGGTTCTTACCGCAAAGGTTCCTGGTGTGGCTGGTAACTCAATTGTATTCACTGAAGCGGCCACCAATATAGCTGTGGATGGTGCCGGGACTCTGGGCACGACTGTGGCTGGCGTTGATGGTACGGCTACAAAATATCTTGTCACAAGTGTGGATGCAACCAATAAACTGGTAACGTTCCTTTTGAAACAATAGGAGATAACGATGGCTTGGGGAAGTGCAAGATCAATTATACATAAGGGTCTTTTGTTCGATGGTGGGGTGTCTTTTCTTCAGACAACTCTAGTGAAAAATACTGATGAAAACAAACCAGTGAAGGTTTCGGCTGCTCTAACGGTAGCCCTACCTTCAGCCAATGACCTGATCGATGGTGTGGTGCTCGTGATCGAAGATGGGCTCTGTAGTGTACAGATGACCGGCTTTGTGACGCTGCTCTATAGCGGGTCTGCCCCGACTGTTGGTCGGACCAAACTGGAATCTGATGGAGCCGGTATGGTGCGAGTGGATGCCGTAAATGGCCGTGAATATTTGGTGACCGATGTCGATGAATCAGCCACGACCGTGACGTTTTTTCTTGGATAATTCGTAGTATCAGACAACATTATAACACTATGGAGGTTTTAAATGACTTTTGAATTTGGTTGCTACAACAATCCTAAAGATGTTCCTTTGTCTCGGGGCCTTTATGACGCTGCTTACGATCTCAATATGTCCTTCTCCCAGTTCCTGGAATATCTGAATCCTACGCAAGTTGGGGATAACACTGGTCTCGATGCCTTTGAGCGTCAGCTCCAGGCTTTTGGTATTCGTACCAAGAGTGATCCCCGTTTTGGGCTCCCCGCAAGTACGGGCGCTATGTTCTTCCAGCCCAATGTGCCTGCCAGCTCGGTGCTTTTTCCTGAGTTCATCAATCGTGTAGCTCGTCGGGCTTTGCTGAATGAGGAAACCGAGGTCAACAAGATCGTCGCCAATTGGGACACCTTGCAGGGAACCGATATGTATCGGGCCATCTACATCGACGAAACTTCCCTGGATCGCAAGAAGTCTCGAGTAGCGCAGATGGGCAAGTTTCCTGTGGTTGAGATTCGTTGGTCTGAGAAGGCCACCACTCTCGCCAAATATGGCGTGAAGCTGCAGATGTCCTATGAGTTTATGCGCCGTGTTTCGCTCCCCGTTATCGAAATGATCATCGGTCGCATTATGGTTCAGGATCGTATCGATGAGCTCGACCTGGCCCTGAAGACCCTCAATGACGGTGACGGTGAGTCCAAGGAGGGTTCGGCAATCACCAATGTGAACCTGTCCACTCTCGGCGTATCCAATCCTGATGCTGTTAACGATGTTACCTACGAAGCATGGCTTCGCTGGCTGCATATGTTTAACCCCGGTGTCTGTTCTGTCATTATCGGCAACGTGCTTTCCACCGTGCAGCTCATGGCTATGCCCAAGCCTTCCGTGGATCCCATCTTCTTCTACCAGCAGATCGCTGGCATGAAGGACGAAATGGGTGGTCGTCCGATTGTGGCTAATCCCAGACTTGCCAAAACCTTGGATTATATCACATACGACAGCGCTCCGGATTGTGAGATTATCGGTGTCGATCCGCGCTACGCCTTGATTGGCTACCGTGAGGCTGGTACCGACCTGACTGAAACCCAGAAGATCATCGATGGTCAGTGGGATGAAATTTTGATGTCTTCGACGGTTGGATTCTCCACGGTGTTCCGTAGTGCCACGAAGAAACTGACTTGTAACGCTTAATCAGCGGGTAGTAAGCTCATCCACCATGCGTGGAAGGAGTTATGGGGTCGTCACTCTAGGGTGGCGGCCTTCATCAGGAGGCTCAGGTGATGCTTCAGATTCTTAAAATGGTGCCCGATGGAGTGTTTCTGGCGTGCGTGGTTTTTGTAATTCAGGATTATGTCAGGTTTAGGTTTGATCGAAAATATGTTGTCCCTAGTAAATGTGTAGAGCAGAAGGCAGTTTGCGATGTAGTTACGAATAACCTTAAAGAAACTGTTATCACTCGCATGGACAGGCTCGAAGATAGATTTGATCGAGTTGAAGGCCTCATTATGAATCTGGCACATCCCCATAGTGGCGGGTTGGAGAAGGGGAATGTAAATGGCTGCCTCATTTTT